TCTTTTTTATTAGATAATCTCTCATATGTTCGTAGTCGCAAAAATGCAGCGTTCTATTTAAAGCCTCAATTTGCGAGTCAACATAAGAAACATACCAGCCATCACGCTTCATTTCTCTATCGCACCAGTCACAAACTATTATAATTGTTTTAGTCATTTCTTCTCAAAAGGTCTGCCACAGCGTATGCAGTCACCAATAACTTCTTTATATAGAACTTTGTCATTCGTGAGCCTGCCGTATTCTTCTCGCACAACTCTATAATCATGAAGCATGAAAAAACAAACTACTTGTTTAAGCTTCTTTTTTATCATATGAAGGCTCTCCACAAAAATACGCATAACTAACAATAGCAGACCAATAACCAGCATCTTCTAGCATCGCTAAGTCTATTCGCTGTTCTTCGTTTAATTTTCTTCCACACTCATTTTGGCAGTTTGGTGAAGCACAAAATGTTTTGTCTTTAAAGCTCATTATATGTACTCAAATAATTCTGCTATTTCTTTTGGTGGCTGCCAAATATGTAAGCAATGTTCATGGTAATTTACATATTGAGATTTCTTTGGATGAATCTGTACACATAAATCCTCATCATCAAAGAACACTTTTTTAATATATGCCATTTCATCCCAAGTTGGAGTTCTATTAGCCAGTGATACAGAGATATGATTCCAGCCTTTATCATTAGAAGCAATACATACTAACTTAGCACCAGTTCGAGGATGTTTAACAATATAGGCTTTTCCATATGGAACCTCTCTATTTGCTCTGTATTTTTCAACATCTTTCATCATTCAGCCTTTAAAGTGGCGCATTGCAATCCTTTGCCGTGATATCCGTTACATATAAGGCATCTATCGGTTACTGGTGGCCAAGTATAGCAACCAGGCGTTGACATTGGCATAAAAGGGTGGCTTTTAGGATTACAATCACAAAAGGGAGTTAATGGCGCATTTATTTTGTGACACCGCGGACATTCCCATGGGGCACTCATTCCTTTAAAGCCTCTAGCTTTTTAATCATATCGTCTATAGATTCATTTTTAGACTTAAAAGCACTTCCTGAATTTGAGAAGTTTTCGCTTTCTAAAATTGTTAAATGCGACTGCACCATACTCTCATCATTAAATAAAATCTTCATGATCGAGCAATGTAGGGCGTAAAATTCATCGCCATTTTTTAATGTTTTAAAAGAGTTTGTTGCGCTCATTCTTTAGACGCCCAAATAATTAACGCATATCTAGCAAGACAGGCAAAAATAGTTAATGGAATACACAGAAAATCATACATTATTAGTCCTTAAAAATGGAGCGACAAGACTTTCACCTGCACCTACCTTGTTAGCTAATAAAAGCCCCGCTTCAGTAACAGCAAAATAAGGCGCTCTTCGATAAATGCTCATATACCCAGCGTGGTTCTTTGTATACGTCATCTTCTTTTCGAGCTCCGCTCCAATATGGCAACAATCGGCGGGAATTGCACCTGCTCGGCTTCTTCGCAGCGCAATAAAGAGGGAAGCGTATGGCCGCTTTCTCAGTCTGCTTTACACCATATCGCCATACTTCAAAATATGCGTGTCACTGTCCACGCCGCGATTGTCAAAAACTGTGGAGGCCTCTCACCGCCTTGTGGCTCTAGTACTGCCGCCTCGCAGGTAACCACAGGCATTTAGCCTTACTTATGGTAGGCGTTACCTCACCTTTCAATCATTACGTACGCTGATTGAATTCTTTACTATATGGTAACTCTTAAAACGGTATTTTATCATCTTCAAAGAATTCTTTACTAGCTGCGCACTCTTTAGATGATCCTTCTTCTTTCTTAATATAATCTTCGATTTTGTTCTTATCAAAGTACTTAGTTCCCAACGGCTTTCCTTTAAGCTTATCTTCAGGTATTTCGCTTCCAGGTTCAACAATTATTTTTACTTTAACCCTTGAATTTATAACAGTTTCTGAGCAAAGTTTTCCTTCTTCATACACTTTTAAAAGACCTGCTGATTCTGCGAAGTGAATAACGCGCCACATCATCATCTTAGTGAATACAAGAAAGTCTCGGACTTCATGCCCTTTGCCGTTCTCATCATAGACTGTAACTGTCATGTCCATCATCGGATTACCGCTATTAGAAGAACGGGTATCAACAGACGCAGTTACTACTGCGTCATAGATGCCTTCTTTAAGTAAATGGAACCTTTCTTGCATTGCTTCAGCTTCTGATAAAACTTCATATTGAAACATCTTGTAGCTCCTTTGATTGTAAAGTTCCTTTTTTCATTCCTTTCTCAAAAATCTCTTTTAATCTTGCTTCTATTATTTCTATGATTGCGTAGTAAGGCTGGCGACAGTGCGCCATCCTATACATTGTTTCTGCTTGCTCTTTAAGTTCATTGGGATTCATTATTCACCCTTAATCTTCGCGGCTAGATGGTCTATGCACTTTTGAATTGCCTCTTTAGGCATGTCTTCCCAGCCGTCAGAAGAGCCCTTATCAAGCCACTTTTGATACGTTTCTACTGGAATCTTTAATAAGTCTATAAGCCTAACAATCTCACATACCTGTTCAGTCGTTGCTAATTCTTGTGCTACAGCGTCTCGTTCTAATATGTGACGACCATAGCGCTCTGCAATCTCATCATAGGAAAATGGGAATGTATCGCTATCTTTGAAAGCCTCAAAGCGTGACTTTTTAACTAATGCTATGCGATGAGAGCCGCGCTTTTGAATCTCAAACACTAGGTCGAAAAGATAATCTAGCTTTTTATAGCAATCGAAGGTTTGTCCTAAAACCGCTAAATTTTGTCCGTATTCGTTTTTAGAATGAGAGGTAATAATAACGTTCATGTCTAGTCTAAAAAGCAGATTGAGGAGCTGTTTCATGCGTTTATTAGCCTCGCCATAATGTCGGCCGAAGTCAGTTCCTACTTTACGCTCGGCCTTTTCGAGAAGGTCATTATAAGCTAACGTTAGGGAGTCAAGAATCAATGTTTTATAGTCGTGCTTGGTCGTTAAAAGCTCTCTGACTTCGTTAATCATTTCATCAAAGTCTACAGTCATAAGTACTGCGCCATCTGACTTTTCGATAAGGTTCACATATTGAGGTTTATTAGTTGAGCCTTCAGTATCTATGATATAGGGCTTAGGGAACTGGATTGCTGCGAACGTCTTACCGACACCGGCACAACCATAGAACAAGGCTTTAAGTCTGCACTCGATAGCCGATGGTTTTTTTGCTTTTAACGCCATTTTACAACTCCTACACATTTTAATTATGGTCACTTAAGACCTTCGATAAATTCCAGATACGCCCTAAACACGTATTAAGGCGCATGAAGCATTTATCTTTTATTGAACAGCCATAAGAATTTAACTTTTTTGAATTTAAGCCGTTCTTTGGCTGTAATGTGATCTTTCATAATCATGGTGTTCGTCCTTGTTCTAATAGTGTTATATGGCCAATTACTGCAAACCTGGCTTCGTTGTACGACTCAAACATGTTGCCATCTGACTCTGTATAGTTTTTGTCACCTAAATAGATTCGATAGTAATAAGATTTATCATCTGGATAATCATCGTCAGGGTATTCAAATATCTCGAACTCATGATTTCCATATTTCTCGATATCATTAGTCATACGCACCCCAACGACTATTGCTTTCTGCTTCTAAAATATTACAAAGAAAGTCATGGCAAGCCTCATCCAAGATTTCTTGGAGAGATTTTTTGTAGTAAAGAATGGTATTTTTACGGGTTACTTCAGCGAAGTGTTCACGAGTTTCTGGGTTGTCATTTTGCAGCATAGATAAGAGCGCACAGGTGAAATCACTCTCTATTGTGAAGTCATCACCGTAAACGCATTCTGTTGTTTCACGGCCTGTAGCTTCAAGAAATAAACGTACTAATTCATTTTGGTCTTCTTCAGGGATTGAGTCGAGCTGTAAGTTATATTGGCCATTATCATAATCTGCATATTGGCTAACAAGCTCTATAGAATAATTGTGAAGATTTGTCTTATGGTTCACTGGTTTTGATCCATCAAAAGCACCTTTTAAGTTAAAAGGGTCATCTATCCATGATGACTTGTGTTGATTTTGCACGTTACTGTGCGTTACACTTTGCAATGTGTTCATTGTAAATCTCCGTTGAAGAGTTATTTATTGTTCACCGGTGTGAGGATTCGCAGTCTTCACACCAATATCTTTTTCTACTACTTTTCTTTGTCTTTTGCTTCTAATTTTTTCCTGCTTTTCTCTAATAAGCTTACAACTAACTCATTAACTGACATATTATTTTCTATAGCAGAAATCCTTAAATACATCCATAGCGCTTTAGGAACCTTGCTTGTAATAGATTTGAAAGAATCATTGATTTGCATTATATTACCAGCCTTATTTGTAGTTGCTTTCAATAAATGCAAATATATCACATTAAATAATTAATGCAAATATTTATTTAATTATTTTTATTGTTTTATTTATTTAAATAAATTTGAGTGCCAATTGATGCGTTTAGATATTTGGCACCAATCTGCATCAAAAGTTTTATAGTCTATATTGAAAATTGTGTGATTTGTTTTTGATTTAGAGCATAATTGAGAAAAGAAACTGGCTGGGCTACATCGTGTCTCCCAGCAGAGACTTATTACAGAATGAAAACTTACCGCCAAGTTTGCCTTTCATTCATTTTGAACCGGATGCCAAAGTATTGGCGAGTTACAGCTTAATGCATCCATGACATAAGGCCATTATACAATGAGCATTGTTAAAAATACACCCCATTATCTGAAACATTCTCAATCAACCTTCACTACTATTCTTAACGCAACCATCGAAGCCATCATTGACCCAGCCGCTTTAGGCATCTATCTGTATCTAGCCTCTAAACCTAATGACTGGGAAATATCCGTCACCAATCTTAGAAATAGGTTCCAGAAGGGTGAAGATTTCATAAGGTCTAGATTGGATGACTTAAAACGCATCGGACTCCTAAAAAGTGTTGCAATCAAGAATGAGAAAGGCCAGGTAATTCGCTGGGAAACCATACTGTATAACGAAATTCAGCCCGTAGAAGAAAAGTCCACAACAGGCAAAAACCAGAACCTGGAAAATCCACCTTCTGGAAAAAGCACCATGGTGGAAAAACCCCATACAACAAATAAAAGAATTAAAAAAATAAAAGATATTAACAATCACACACACAGCGTGGAGGTTGAATTGTTTTTGGAGGCAGAACAACAGCGAAAAGCTTTGATGCTCAGAGAGAAAACGGTGAGGCATGAAAAATGCCATGAACTTTATGAGCAGTTGCCCGAAGAGGTTAAGAAAGACAAGACCTTTCAAGACATCCATGATGAATGCGTAACCCATTACGCTGCCCAAATAGAGCCACAGATGGTAAGCCCGCAGCGATTAATGTCTTGGATTAAGCGTGAAATTAAATTCAACCTGCAACCGGAAACGCAGCGCAAAGTAAATCTGCACAAAGACAAGAGCGGAGATGCCTATTCAAGGGCAATGGAAACTATACGCAACAAAATTAACAATGGAGCGCGCACTTATGACCAGCACGGTAACTTATCTTCATAATTTTGTTGATACGGCTCTTATTGAAAGACTGTTTGCTAAGTTCTCATCACGCTATGGCTCGCTTTGGACTAGCAGACTTAGAAGTGACCAGGATTGGATTTACTGCCTTGAGGATTGGTTAGAAGAGCTTTCTTGCTTTTCAGTGGATATTTTCAAGAAAGGAGCCAATAAAGCCCTATCCATTTACAAAGAATTCCCTCCAACTCTGGGGCAGCTAGTTGAATTGTGCCTAAGAGAATCAGGGATCCCTTCACAAGATGACATTATCAATCTCATGGTTAAGCGTGATTTCTGTCATCCTATTGTGAAGATGGTGTTCGCTCAGGTAGGCAGTTGGGCCGTTGCTAACGACAAGCCGGAACAGCTCAAGAACAAAGTTAAATCCCATTATGATGATTGCCTAACCCTTTATCGCTCAAATCCTGCAACTGCATGGGAATCACTGGAACAATACAAAACCCAGAAAGCATTAGAAGCCCCTCCTGAGCCAAAAATAGCTTCAGACGAAGAACGCAAGAGGTTTAAAGAGCGCATGGCTGAGTACATGGAACTTGCCAATTCACAGAAGATGAAACTAGGCACGCAAGAGCATCCTACATGGCCTAAAGAGCAAATTACTAAAAGCTCTAAGTTTTATGATGCAACTGTGTACGCTGAGTATAAAAAATACCTTCTTGAGGTTGAGGAGGTTTTGTCTTTAACATTCCCTCCTGAATATGCATATGACAGAGTGCGGTTTTTACGAGAAATAGAGGTCATAGAGCACCTTAAAAAGGTTGGGTATACAGGGAAGCCTAGGATTGATGAGAAAGTTGAATCTAGAGGTGCTAATGGGCCTCAAAAGATGTATAAGAGTTGGTGTCGAGATTAAATTATGAATAAAGGGCTATGGATAGCTAGAAAGAATCACCTCTGTGCTTTGATTAAGAAAGTTTCAGATGGGCATGGCGGGGATGATGTTGAATGGCTTAGAGAGCATTGTAGGCAGGTTTTAGAGATGTGCCCAGATGAGAAGATTGAAGAAGCTATAATTTGCTATATGGAAATGGTTGAGCAGTTGCATTTATATAACAAGGAGAAGTGAATTGAAGTGGTTCAATGTAAGAAATTTTAAGCCAGCTTATGCAATTACTGATTGTTTGGTGCGAACTAAAGGTGGCTGCGTCCATGTTGCCCATAATTTTGAAATGAATAATGGAAGTTATGAGTGGATAAATAATGATAACGAAGAGCATACCATTAAGGATGTTACGCATTTTTGCATAATTGACCCTATTGAGATTGAGAATGAGTAAATTATCAGGGAAGAAAGCAGAGGAGTTTGTTGAATGGTTTAAGCAAATTAGAATGCTATTACCGCCTAAGATGCCTGTGTCTGAAGCTGTAAAACTATACGAACGCAAGGTCAAGGAAGAAGAGGAATTTGTGAATGGGAAAACGAAAAAGAACAATGAACTTAAAAGACCATAAATCAATGACTGATTTATTTAAAAAGCTATACGGTGTCAATGATAACAAGGATATTATTAATGACGAAGCTAAAGGTTTTGACCGAGAACCAGGAACAAAGAGCTCTTGTAAAATGGTTAAGTTACCACCCAATTGTTCGTAATTTTTATCTAAAGCAGAATAACGAGGGCAAGCGAAGCCCCGAACAGGGCTGGAATTTAAAACTAATGGGATTGCGTCCGGGCGCTAGTGATTTATTTCTTTATTATCCAACAAATAGCTATCACGGCTTATTTTTGGAAGTAAAAAGGAACAAAAATTATACCCCATCTGAGAGGCGAACTGACACCTGGATAGCCCAAGAAGAATTTATTGATACGGTTAAAAGTGTTGGCTATGCGGCTTATTTTTGCTATGGTTGGATTGATGGTAAGGAAATCATTGAACGCTATCTCCTGACTTAGGCTAATGAAACTACTTATTATTAACTTCCTGACAGCGCCCCACACCTCGTGGGGCTTTAAAGGCAAACATGAAAATAATTCTTAAAAACAAACTAAGCTCTAAAAACTCCCTTATGCAGAAGCCTGGATATTCAAAGGCTAATTCAGAAGCCGATACTATAGAAAAGAATACCTATCCTAAGGGCTATAGGAAGCTTAAGCGTGACGAAAAGACCCTAAAGAATGGCGAGGTAATGGGTAAGATTAAAAAAGGCGCTGTGGAAGTTGAGAGGCGCTTTAAAGCAAATAAAAACGAAATAGCCTTGCACGATGAAATTGAAAAGAAGAAAATGTGAATTAAAAGCAGATAGATTAACGATTAATAGGATTTTATCGTATGCCTAAATTTAGCCCGGAATCTTTTTCAAAGCTATCGACTTGTCATCTTGATTTGCAAGCATTGTTTTTTGAGGTTATTAAATACTTTGATTGCCAAGTTCTAGACGGCTATAGGAACCAGCAGGAGCAAGAAGATGCTTACAATGCAGGAAATACTAGTTTGCATTTTCCTAATGGTAAGCATAATAGCTTGCCTTCCATGGCCGTAGATGTCGCACCCTATCCGGTTGTATTTGCCAATACTCAGAGAGCTTATTGGTTTGCGGGCTTTGTTATGGGCTTGGCTGTCAAGCTTAAGGATGAAGGCAAAATGACTCATTCCCTTCGATGGGGTGGCTCTTGGGACGGCTTAGGTAGATTTGACACTCCAGCTGAGCTTAAGGATTTAGACCATTTTGAGTTATTGCTATAATGGGCAAATGGTTGGAGTTTTTAAAGAGCAATCCGAATCTAGTTTTGGTCTTCCCGACAATTTTATGTTTTGCTCAGTTTGTCTATGAGGTGATTGAAATAATAGAAACTGGTAAACTAGACGTTGATGATTTAAACAACCTCGCATCATCAGCTAACGGCTTTGAAACCGTTATATTATTTTTTACAATGATTGTGTTGAAAAACAAAAAAAAATAAGATACTTTTGCAATAAATCACACTAAAGGATTAGTGTTTATGGACGATAAGCCCAAAAACCCAGGCGGACAGCCTACCAAATTTAACGCTAAGCGATGCGCCGACATAATCGATGCCATCTATCACCGAATCCCCTACGAATATGCAGCCATGGCTAATGGCATTTCTGAGAAAACTTTATACAATTGGTTTGATATTGCCTTTGAGCATTTAGAGGCCGGAATTGACTCAGATTATACTAAGTTCTTACAGGATGTAAAAAAAGCTGAGATGCAACGCATTCGCGAACACAATGAAATGATAGCTGCAAAGCCCGATAGATGGCAGGCCGATGCCTGGATTTTAGAGCGAAGATGGCATAAGCATTATAGCTCTAATACGCAACTTGTTAATCTTAATTACAAACTCGATAGACTAATAGAAGGCGAAGCTAAAAATGAAGAAAAGTAAAGCGCCCATGAAGAAAGAGGAAGGCCCTCACTTTAAGCATGAAAAGCATTTACATGAAAAGCCCAAGGCTATGAAGACACCGACTAAAAAGAAAGACCCATACTAAGGAGCAATAATGACTGCTACATACCAATCACCAAAACCAGACGGCTACTTATCAACTCGCAACAATGTGTTTCGCGACAGACAAGTAAAGCAAGTTGTTCGCACATTCGATGAGCAAGGAGCTTGCCGCAATTTGCCTGAGCAATCCAAAGCTAACTATGAGATGAAGCCATTTAAATGAGCCTTAGAAGAGATGCGCTTATGTGGGCTCACATGGCTGATGAAGCCAGGAAGAAAGCTCCTACGGACAATCATAAGGACGCGGTCTTGCAGGTTGCGGATTTGTGCGACCATATAAGCGCCTCAATGGAAAGAATCATCGATATAATGCATGCTACATGCCCTTGTAACTGCGATAAATGCATAGTGGATACTCCTAATATTTTACAATAAGGACAAAGCATGTTGACATTGGAAGTCATTCAAAAGCGGCGTGATGAATTGTCAGCCTCTCTAGTCTTAAGCGAGACGGATTTAGATTTACTTAAAGACCGAGCTCGTGACTTAAAGAAAGAAATCTCAAATACCAAAGGCGCTATCATGGAGATAGACCGCATTATCGAAGCCCATTATTAAGGACTTAAATGAAATTCAACACGGAAGTATGGCTTAAATATCGAGCCAAGGCTAATGACATAGGCTCGATAATCTCATCTTACAAGAACATAAATACAGGCTTATTTGAAGGCATTGGACGTACTGACTTAACTAATCTCATTGATGCAGTTACCGAAGTGCTAAAGATGTCAGATGACTATTTAACTTCATGTTATATGATGCCAAAAAGGAGGGGAAAACATGCCGCTTATTAAAGGAGCTAAACCCGGGAGTAAAGGGTTCGGTGCTAACATAGCTGCCGAAGAAAAGGCTGGCAAACCGAGGAAACAAAGTATAGCTATAGCATTTTCAGAAGCTGATGAGAAAAAGAAGAAAAAGAAAAAGGTTAAGAAATAATGACCGATGAACAATGTGATGGGCTTGTTGGTTCTATAAATAAATTAACTATGGCTATTCATGAAGTCGGTTCAAAGCTTGAGAAAGCTATTGATAATATTTATTTTCCCACACTTACTGATGGCATAGAAAAGCAACTTAATATCATAGCTCAAGTAATAGAAGAATCGAGCTGTGGAAGCTAAAAGGAATTGATGATGGCTAAACTAACAACTGCTAAACGCAAGAAAATACCTAAAGGCGAATTTGCTTTACCGGAATCTAGGAAATATCCGGTTGATACTAAAGCAAGAGCCGCTAATGCTAAAGCGCGCGCATCTGAGATGGAGCATAAAGGCAAACTTTCTAAATCTAGCGAAGAAAAGATAGACGCAAAAGCTGATAGGGTCTTAGTCATATCTAAAAAGAAATAGGGACTAAAATGCCAACCATTCAAAACAAATGGATTCAAAAGGAACGAAAAAAGCGTGAGGCTGAAACTGCTGCCGCTTACGCAAGTGATAAATCAGATAGCTATTCTATTGTTAGCCTTAAGAAGCCTGTTAAAAGATTTAGCCTGCCTTCTTATACAACTATGGCTCGAACTTTAAGAGGAGTTCGAAAATAGATGCAATGTAAATCTTGTGGCTATCCTAATTCGCATGTAGTAGACACGAAGAGGAACGAAAGAACTAATCAAATTATACGAAGGCGCGAATGTATAAAGTGTGGCGTTCGCTACAATACTCAAGAACAAGTAAAAGAAGCAGAGCCTAATTTTAAGACATCTCCTCCAAGGAGCATCTTAGAGAAATGAGAACAGCATCTGAGATAGCTAGAAAGATTAAAGAAATAGAATACGCAAGACAAAAGGGAGTCGAGCGTCAGGTAACGATTAATGAACCAGGGATGATTATACATGCTAAAGACCAAGATAAAATCTATATTCCAACTCAGACTGGTAATATTGCTCATCTCGATGACAGCTTTGTGCGCGTCATTATGGGCCCTTATGGCAGTGGTAAATCTACCTGGGCAGTTACAGAAATCGTTAGACGTGCTTGCGCTGTGCCAGTGTGGCATTCAGGAAGAAGACGAAGCCGATGGGGAATTGTTAGAAATACCTCAGGTGAGCTCTCAACAACAACTTTAGCAACCTGGCTGGCATGGTTTGAAGACCTAGGCGATGTTAGAAAGCGCCAAAAGCCAATAATGACCTATGAGCATACATTTAACGATGGCAAAGGCGTGGTCGAGTTAGAGTTACTATTTATAGCCCTAGACAGACCAGAGGATGTCAGAAAGATTAAGTCCCTGGAACTTACGGGCTGCTATATCAATGAGCTATCAGAAGTTCCTAAGGCGGCTCTTGCTCACATGAAGGGTCGCGTTAATCGCTATCCATCTAAAGCATTTTGCCAAGAGCCATATTGGTCAGGCATTATCGCAGATACCAACCCACCTGAAGATGACCACTGGATATATAAGGATTTTGAAGAGCAGCAGTTCGCGCATCATAAGCTATTTAAACAGCCGCCTGGACTTATAAAAGATGCTAATAATAAATGGGTACGTAACGTTAATGCTGATAACGCTAGTCACTTGCCTGGCAATTATTACGAAATGTTGGCAGAAGGACAGTCTCAAGAATTTATTAAGGTATTTTGTCTTGGTGAGTATGGTTCTGTTGGCTTTGGTAAGCGAGTTTATCCTGAATTTAATCCTGATGTTCACGCAGTGGACTCAATATCTGCTATCCAGGGTCTCGAACTACGCATTAGTTGGGATTTTGGTCTTACTCCTGCTTGCGTGGTTAAGCAATTGTCTCCTCGTGGACAGCTTTTAATCCTTAAAGAATATGTTGCTGATGGAATGGGTATTAGAAGTTTTGCTGAATCTATAGTGTTGCCATCCATTATGAAAGACTTTCCTTATTGCAAGATTGGAACATCAGTCGGTGACCCTGCGGGCAATAGTCGAAGTGAAATAATAGAAGAGATGTCATGTATTGGTGAGCTTAACTCTTTAGGCATTCCAACAATAGGCGCTAGAACTAATGATTTAGATCCACGTATTGGCTCCGTTAAATACTTCTTAAATAAGATGGTTGATGGAAAGCCCGGGCTTTTGCTCGATAGAAAGAATTGCCCGGTATTATTTAAAGGCTTTGTTAAAGATTATGTATATGCACGAGTGGCAGTTTCAGGCGAGGAAAGATACAAGGACAAGCCTAATAAGAATATGTCATCACACCCAATGGATGCCCTAGGTTATGACTGCCTTGAGATAGCTAGTGATAGTATTACGCAATATAAGATGGAAGATAAGAAAGTTGTAGATATGTTTAATCCCGTAATGAGAATATTTTAGTGAGCGACGATATATTGCCTTATCAAGAGTTGAGTCGTTTTGACATTATGTTTGGGCTGCGTGAAGAGCCAAATTATTTTAAAAAATTATGTGAGACATTAAACAAGGAAAAGGAAATGGATGTGAAAATAACAATTTATAACGATGAAAACCAAGAGGCTATCATTGTAACAAATGGGCCTGAAGAAGGAATGGTTAATATTAAACTTATTGATGATGTCGATATTGTTACTGTATTTATTGATGACTTAAAACTTGCCTTGAAAAAATTAACTGCTAAATAAGGATATTGTAGATGTTTAAAGTGGTTAGAGAAAATAGTCCAAATAAGATGCGAGATATAGACATTACATTGGCTTACCACAACACAGGAAAAACATTGGAAGAGGTTGCAGATAGATTTTTTCTTTCGCATGAAACTGTTAGGAAAATTCACAATAGACACGTAACAAATATATTAAGACAGCTTGATAAATATACAGGCATTGAAGAAATGTATGGCTATCACACAGATGAAACCAGGAAATATTTGCAACAGTACAAGGATTTTCTAATTGACGAAGGGATTGATTGAAACATGTTTTTAAGGCCACACACCTGGGTAGATGTTCCCTATACAGTTACTGAGCGAAGACGAGTATTAAATGTCAGAGAATCTAAACATACCGCTATGGTATGGGATAAAAAATATTACAATATTGATACTGGCAAATATGATACTGATAAACTTCATACAATTAATAGTTGCTTATTATCTGATATGATTGATAGCGAAGATGATGGCTCCTATTATTGCTTCAATGCAATAAAACTTAATTCAGTGACAAAAGAATTTACCGAAACATTAGATGAAGCACATGCCAAGGCTTTAAAGAAAGATGAAGAAATTAGACAAAAGAAAATCTTGAAAGAATTAGAAGAGCAAGAGCAAATAGAGCTTGAGAGGCAAAGAGAAGAGCGTATAGCCTTACGATGTCTAATAGCTGAAGAAAGAAGAAAATTAGCTATAAGAGAACGCGCATTAAAGAAGAAAATAAAAGAAAAAGCCGAGCTAAGAACAGAACAAGTATCGCGCCAACCAATGATTTATATAGGAGGCCCAAACCATGGCAAGCCTTATGGTTGCATTATAACTAAACAATGGAAATAATAATAACAATGAATGGTAATTGTATATATTGTAAAAAAACATCAAATGGATTAGTTGATAAGGCATGTGAGACTTGTAGCAAACAATTCAAGGATATTGTTGATAAAGTCTGTAAGCGTTATGCTGTACCGATAAAAAGACTTGCTGATAGATAAAAATTTAATTAAATGGAGATTAATAATGACAAGCCAAGCCGCAGTAACACTAAAACTTCACTTTGCCAGTGATAACAATAATGTAATTCCTCGCATTGGAAGGCTTTATGCGCCAAATAATACTCTTGCTCAAGTAGCAACTGCAGGTTATCTAGATGCTTATTTACAAGCAAATGGCAATGACTTATTGGCAACTGACTTTGTAGCTGCGGTCGCCTCCGATGGCCATCAGTGGTATAAGCCGGTATTTACTAGTGGCTCTTGCACATTGACCCTGCTGCCATAAAAGGATTTTTTGTAAACTAACAAGGAGTGTTAAAGATGTTTTTTCAAGAAGCGTTGCAATTATTACAAAATGGCGAAGATTTATGTCGCGAGGCTTGGACTTTAGAAGATGGGTACGTAAAGCTAATGCAAGGCATGAAGCACGTCTGGAAAGTTGTTGTTCACCCCACGCCTAATGCCGGTAATTATATATTCTCTTTAGAAGACCTTATAGCCAATGATTGGAAAAAGTTTGAAGCTCCAAAAAATGTTATAGAGCCTGCAAAAGCTGCATAGAAGCAAAGATTACGATGCACTTCAGTAATTCACTAAAACGTACCTTACCGGCAAGTTTGAATACGTTTTAGTGAGTGGGTCGTATTAAAGGATTAATTTATTACCTCAAGGATGGGGGATAGAATGGAAATTGTGGCCGAAGGCGTGTCCATTGATGGTATTGACGAAATCAATGAGGACTTAAGAAATAGATTAAAAGAAGCTGATATTAATGAAGAAGACATTCTTGTAAAAGCTAGACAAAATCTAGTGCTTTGGGATGGTTACTTCGGCGAAAACGTAGTTCGTGGCAAAGATGACATGAATTTCTTATTGCGTGACCAATGGTCAGCAGTAGAGCGTTCAGAGTTTAGTAGGCTCTTTAAGCCCGCAATGACATTTAATAAGCTTTATGATGTCACTAAGAAGGTAGTAGGCGAGCAACGCAAAAACAAACCAGATTTAATAGTCCGATCGCTAACTGGGAAAGCCACTCAAAAGCAAATCGACCTTCGAGCAGATTTAGTACGTACGATTTCATATCAGTCACAAAACGATTTAGTTTATCAAACAGCATTTAAGCAAGCCTTAATGATGGGATTTGGTGCATTTGAGATAGTTTTAGAATATGAAAATCCCAAATCTTTTAATCAAGTAATAAGATACGAAATAATTCCTGATGTAACAAGAACATCATTTGACCCAACAGCTATGAAGCCACATAAAGGCGATGGCAATTTTTGTGCTAGACAATATCTCTATACTAAAGACGAATTCTTCGCGACTTTTCCTCATGTAGCCAATCCAGTTTCATATTCCGACCCACGGTCTTTATTAGACTTCCAGTGGGAAACTAGAGATACAATCGTAGTTTGCAAATATACGCAAAAAGAATGGTTTCCAGTCAAAATACTATTATTAACTAATGGCAAAACGGTTACTGAAGATGAATGGAAGGATATGCAAAAGGATATTGAAATACGTAAAAGCTTAGCTGCAAGCTCCAAAGTAGTAGGCGACATGATTAGAGAGACAATTCCAGAGGTTCATGCGGAAAGAATGTCAAAAGATTATACAATTAATCAATATATGCTCACTCAAAATCAAATAATCAATTTCACAGAGTGGCCCTCAAAATGTTTGCCCTTAATATTCGTAGATGGGGACTCAAACTATATAAATAATCAGCAATATACCCGCTCATTTATTCATGAGGCTAAAGACTCACAAAAATTCGTTAACTACGTAGGCTCAGAAATAACAGCCGAGATTAAAAATAGACGGCGTGAGCAGTGGCTTGGAACGCCCGATAACATTCTTGGTAATGAACAAATGTGGCGAACGCCAGAACTTCAGTCTGGAATATTAGTTGCAAAACCAGATCCAAAAACTGGTCAAATGCCGCAGAAAATGCCTCCCTGGGAGCTATCTCAAACACTCTTGCAACAATTTCAGCGCGGCTCTCAAGACATGCGCGAAATCATGGGTTTTTCAGAAGCAGAGGAGCTTCAGGGTCGTGATATTTCAGGAAAAGCACGAAGAGAGAGAAAGCTAGAAGGTTCAATGTCAGCTTATGTATGGTTTGATAACTTAAATCAATCCATTGAGCAAGGCGGACGTGTGGTTTTAGATTTATTGCCTGTTATTGCGGGCGAATATGAACGGCCAATGGTTATAACTAAAGCCGATGGACGTACTGACTCTGTTGTACTTAATAAGTACATGGGTGAGGATTCTGAAGGTCAATCAATATTAGAAAACTCACTTGATGATGGAAATTATGATATTGAAATTGATACTGGTCCGTCATTTGCAGTACAAAAAGATATGGCTTTAGAGTTCTTCCAGCAGACTTTACAAGCCTTCCCTCAATCATTCCCGCTTATTGCTGATTTATGGGCTAAGAACTTAGACGTACAGTTTATGCCACAAATTGCTGAGCGCTTTAAAACCATGGTTCCACCTGAAGTTCTTGCCAAAGAAGAAGGAAAAGACCCGCCTCCTAAGCAGCCAAACCCTCAAGAAATGATGATGCAGCAACAAATGCAAGTGCAGCAACAGCAAATGGCCATGAATGAGCAAAAGATGCATTTAGAAGAGCAAGCTCTTATGGAAAGAGCTGAAGAGCTCAAGATTCGCAAAGAAAAGCATTTACTTGACCAAGCAGAGATGATTCTTAAGGCACAGGAAATGCAATCTAAGATGGGTCTTGAGCAGCAAAAGATAAAAGTTGAGCACGGGAAACTGTTGTTAGATGCGGATAGAACCGAGAAAGATTTCTCATCAAAGATTTCACAAGTTCTTGCAGATTTGCATAAACATCAGAATCCGAGCAAAAAAGAAACAAAATAATTTTAAAATCCTATATGTGCCGTATCAAATAGATTTTTACTAACTATAATTAAATTATCAAGGGAAGGATCCCTTAGGGTTTCAGGCCGCCGTAAGGTCTAGGACAAGCAATTGTCGGAATGGAGAAGTAGAAATCATGGACGATGATAAGAATGCTTTTGCCGAGCAAGTAAATGGCATGGATGAAGATGGGGATAATCAGAGTGCAGTTGACCCAGGTTATTCTGATGAGCAGGAAGCTCAAGCAACGGAAAGAGATAGAGATCCTCAGGAAGAGGGATATACAGATGCGGTTCGCAAACGTATACATGCTCAAGCTAAAAAGCATCAGCGCGAAATGCGACAAATGCAGGAACAAATCTTGCATTTACAAGCACAAAGCCCTCATGCAGAAAGCGCTAATCCAGCCCTTCATCCAGCCTCCAATCCTTATAACTCACCAGGGCAGCCAAATCCGCCCGCAATGAGCGAAGAGGAAAGGATACAGAAAGCTGTGCGTTATGCTCTCGGAGCGAAGGAACACGAAGAGAAGCAAGCGCGAGTTGCTGAGCATCAGGCTCATATACATAAGAAGTACCAACGACTTAATGATGAGTTTGATAAGGCAGCTGAGAAATACGATGATTTTGATGAAGTGGTAAGAGAAGGCGATGCGCCTTTCTCAGAACACGTCAGAGATGCATTATTACTCGTAAAAAATCCAGCAGAAGTTGCTTATAAGCTAGGTAAAAATCGTTCTGAACTCGAAAGAATTTCAAGACTCCATCCCTTAGATCAGGCACATGAAGTAATCGATTTGTCGCATGCTCTTAGGACTGGGAACGATAATAAAACGAACTCAAGTCATAGTAAATCTAATCCAATAGGATCAGTTAGAGCAAACCCAAATAGTTCTTCAAGTGCCATTACGGATAAGACTCCGCCTTCAGAAATTAGAAGGCGGATGAAGGCTGGCACATGGAAGTGATTGATGGGTTTTAAGGATAAAACTCAAGGACTCTGAAACACTGCCAGGTGCCATTAAAAGGATTTAATGGAGACCTAGCAAATGGCTAACCAATTTATTACGACCGACCTAGTATCTAATACTGCGTTGGCGATGTTTGCAAATAACGCACCTTTTGTAATGACTGCCTTAAATGCTGGGGCCTCTTTATAGAAATATAAATGAGATAATTGGGTGAACTCAGGGAACATCTCTAGTAGACAATCCTGATCTAAGCCTCGAAAGAGGAAAGAGCAACGACCATCCCGAAAGGGAGTAGACTCAAGTGAGTCGAAGCGCCCAACAACCGAAAGGTTGAAGATATGGTCTGATCTAGTAAGCGATTACTAGCTGCTGAAAGGCGGGTTAAGATGACGGTCTTAATCGAACACAAATGCAAGAATTTACCAAGATGATTTTGTATCTTCTGGATATAAAATCGGTGATACATTACAAGTTAGACGCCAAAACCACTTTATTGTTGGTGATGGCTCAGTCGCAACGCCTCAATCTATCATTGAAACAGTGGAAACAATTGTTATCGCGCATCAGTATCACGCGTTGATTGCATATACCATTCAAGATTTATCTTTAAGAATTGAAGACTTCTCACGTTTGTTTATTGCTCCTGCTATACAGGAAGTAATTACTCAGATGGAAAAAGACATCGCTTCTGCAGCTGAACAAGAATTAAATTTCTTTACAGGTACAGCAGGCGTTGCAATTAACTCTTTCACTACTGTTGATACGGCTGGTGCGAAGTTACTTGAACAAGGTGTTAATATTGCTTCTGATGCTTATATAGCAATGACTGTTCGTGATGGCTCTTCTTTGAAAGGCGCTTTGCTTAATAACTTTACGCCTGTCTTTAACGAAGATATCGTTAGAAGTTCTGCTATCGGGCATTTATCCTATTTTGATATTTTTCAATCTCAGAATATTAAGCGTCATATTGCAGGCGCAGGTCCAACCTTGCATTCTTCAGATCCATTATTGGTAAATGGTGCTGTGTCTTCTGGCAATACTATTATCATGGATGGCGCCACAATCAGCGTTACTAACTACTTTGTAGTAGGCGATGTTATATCAATTGCTGGCGTTCAATCTGTTAACCCTGTGGGTCGTGCTTCAACTGGACAAGATATGCAGTTTGTTGTTACTGCTAATGCTAGTTCTGATGGTAGCGGCAATCTAACAGTGCTAGTAAGTCCTGTCATAATTTCAGATACGCTTAATCCTAATCGTAACGTATCTAATGCCATTCCAGATAATGCGGCAGTTACAATGGTTGGCTCACATAACGTAAACGTTGCTTACCCAAGTCGCGGTTTAGATATTGTTTGCCCTCCTCTTTATAAGCTTCAAGTACCTTATGCATCTGTTGCTGTAGACCCTGAAACTGGTTTATCTCTTGCTGTTACTCAAACAGGCGATATTTTAGGCTATCAAAACTATATGCGTATCGACTTACTTTGCGGCTTTAACTGGCACCAACAGTATGCGGTTAGAGTTCTTTCCTAAGGAGTCTTTAATGCTTACATGTATATATCATCCTCTTGACCCCATGCGGGTCGTAGAGGAAGAGGAAGCAAGAAAACTGCGCGATACTGGTTGTTGGTTTGATTGTCCTGCTAAAGCAAAGCGATATCGTGAGAAAGTTGAGTCTGAAATAAAGCATGAGAATGGGGCAGATTTATCTAAGCCTAAATTCAAACATAAGGGGAAATAAAAAATGAAAGACAACAAGATGGTTCAATCTAACAATGCGTTTGTTAAGTCTGAACAAATGAAGATGAAATCTAAAATGGGTAACAGGCCTGTTATGAAAAAGGAAATGGAAGAGTTTAATGCATATATGTCCAATGATGGCGAAAATGCACAAGACTTTGCCCGTAAACTTTGTTCTGGCATGGAAGATGCATTCCCGTTGAAATAAGTCTATGCAATCGACATGTCGTAAAGATGTGTCGATTTTTAGGGTTTATTTAAGCATAAGGAATTGCTATGGCTCAAGTTACTAAGACTGTTAATGAATTAATCGTAAACTCATTATATTTATTGGGTGAATTGGGCGTTGGCGAAACTCCTGACTCCTTTATGCTTTCCTCAGGACTTGATTTATTAAACGAACTATTAACAAAATTTGCAGCCGATAGTATTTATATTCCCTACTTAACTGAGCTAGCTTTTAATTTTGTAGCAACACAACCTACTTATTCAATATCTGATATGGTTCCAGCAGACGTTGTTGGAGATAGAATCGTTGATTTATCTTATGCCAACTATACAGTTCCAAGTGCGGGACAAGGCATAATATATCCATTACAAATCATTAATAAAGCACAATATTATGGTGTTACTAGGCTTTTACCATTAAATACAAGGCCTGGCTTTATATTCTTAGATAAACAAGCAAATGAAAGTTTTGTTACATTATATCCCGCGCCTGACCAGCCATACCCTTGTCTTCTGGGCGTTAAATCAATGATAGATAGCTTAGGAGCTAATGATACCCTAGCAGAATTGCCGCCATTCTATTACGGTTTCTTAAAGTATTGTTTAGCTCGCAAGTTTTTATCTTATTATCCATCAGGTAACTGGCCTGATACAGCCGAGCAAGAATATCAAGATTATTTTCAAACAATAAAAAATGCCAATGAAACTGATGTTACGGTTAGGCCGTCAGCAATCATAACTCGTCCAGAGCCGTTTTACTGGCAAAATATCTTGGCCTACTAATATGAGGAAAGACTACGATATAGTAGGCAGTTATGACAATCAACGTGTAAGTACGATAAATGCCGAACGTACCGTTAATATGTTTGAATATATGGACGAAGACGGTAAGCGTCCTAAAGTTTTATTATCAACAGCAGGTCTCGTTGATTCACTCCTTGAATTTGGAGCTGCAACTGGCGGCTCAAGAGATACATTCGTATTTAATAACGCAATATATGAAGTTTATGGAGCCTCTGTATTTCGAATTACAGGTTCTACAGGGCTACTCACTGCAACTCTTATTGGAAGTCTCACAACGAGCGCTGGCTTTGTTGGAATAGATGCAAATACCTTTCAAGTAATATTTGTAGATGGCGAAGAAGGGTGGATTTGGGATGATACAGCAGATACTTTTGAACTCATTACTGATACTGGATTTCCCCCAACACCGATAGATGTTTGCTACATAGATGGTTTTTTTATTGTAGCAAATGGTGGCACAAATAACTTTCAAATGTCATCTTTTAATCAAGGGATGGTTTGGAGTGGCGGAGGAGCTACTAATGCATTTTTTACTGCTGATTCAACAACGAGTATTCTTACTTTACCAGGTGTAACGACTGCAAATTTTGCAACAGGAATTCCGGTAATCGTTAAACATGTATCAGGAACTTTGCCAACACCTTTAATTGAAGGAACTACCTATTATATTATTAGAGTAAGTTCATCTACTACAAATCCCGGAACCTTTAGATTAGCCACAACATACGCTAACGCAATCGCAAATGTTTTTATCACTTTAACATCTAACGGAACGCCCACAAACGTAGTGGAAAGCCTAGGCCAATTGCAGGTTGGAAGTATAACTTCTCATCCTGGCAATATAGTTGCCTGTCGAACACTACATAGAAGAATCTTCTTTTTCTCAGAAAACTACACTGAGGTTTGGGAAAATGCTGGACTTGGCACAAACCTTCCTATTAGACGCAATAACTCATTGCTTATGGAAGTGGGTACGCCTGCTATCGGTAGTGTTTCTGTAGGTTTTGATAGGATGTTCTTTTTGGCGCAGGACAAAGATGGGTTGGCAGGCGTCATGGAGGTTAAGGGAACCGAATCAATTCCCGTAAGCAATAGAGCTCTAGATTTCCAATTAGCTCAATATGCAGCCGACCCATTAACTGGAGTTGCAGATGCTAGAGGCATCTTGGTTAAAGAAAATGGCATAATCTTTTATAGACTTAATTTTACCTTAGCTAATCATACTTTTGTACTTAATGTCTCCATGAGCACTCAACAAGAACCAAAATGGCATGAAGAAGAAGTATTGAATGGCGATAGACATCCCGCGCAAACGCATGCTTATTTTGATGGTGTAAATTATTACGGCGATTATAAAAGCCCTCTTTTTTATATCGTTAGTGATGGCGTTTCCACAAACAATGGTGAGGCAATTAGACGCATGAGAATAGGACGTCAAATTACTCCGGAAGGCTATAATCGCTTAAGAATTGATAGATTTCATTTAGACGTTCTACAAGGTCAATTTGACGTTGGAAGTTTTGTAGACGTTGATTTGCTTACTGAAGATTCAAACGAAATTACAACAGAAGGCGGAACAAATATTATTGTAGATGAGCAAATAAATATTGGCGGAGGAAGCCCAATTATCTTTTTGTCTTATTCTAAAGATGGCGGTCAAACCTACGGAAACTTACTACAAGGCTTAATGGGCAAGCTTGGACAACGCACATTTAGAACCGTATGGAGAAAGCTTGGAACTACGCCTAGAGGCCAAGGCTTTGTTCCAAAGATTGAATTTTTTAATGATATGCCTTTTGTAATTCTAGGCGCTGCCTGGGACTTTGAGGTTATGCCGGAGTAAATATGGCTAGAGATTTAGATAATTTTCCAACATATGACCCTCTTGTTAGGGATGAAGTATATTTATCAAATATTTGGGGTGACTTTCTTGCGTCATTTGTAGAGACATTAAGAGGCTATTTATCCGAAAGAGGCATTATAGTGCCGAATGTTACAGTATCTGATAAAAGCAATATCCTTAACCCTGTAGAGGGTCAAATGATCTATGTAACAAACTTTAATACTCCTGGATTCCCACGAACGGCAGCCTTACAGATTTGGCAAGTTGTGGCAGGTGTTGGTCAATGGACAACTATAGTTTAATATATTAGTAATTTCACAAGGAATGTGATTATGTCTTTTAATTTTGGTTCATTTACCGGTGGATTGGGTAATATTTTAGGTGGCCTATTTGGCCATTCCAGCAAGCCTTATGATAAAGCTATGGGGCAATACCAGCAATATGCCAATCAAGCCCAGCAAACTCAACAACCCTATTTAAATGCGGGCCAGCAAGCAATTCCTGCTTACCAACAATGGCTACAAGGCCAACAAAACCCAACTGATTTTATTAATAAAACAATGAATCAGTATCAAGAAAGTCCTTATGCTCAATATTTGCAACAACAATCAGTAAGAGCCGGACAAAATGCAGCCTCAGCAAGCGGCCTAATTGGAAGCACGCCTTTTGCAGATTATCTTCAAAATAGCGCCAATCAGATTGCATCAGGAGACCAAAATCAATGGCTGCAAAATGTCTTAGGCATCAATAGCCAATATGGACAAGGCGAACAAAATCTAATGAACAGCGGTCAAAATGCTGCAAATTCGTTAACTAACCTTTATGGTCAGAATGCAAAAGATATGGCAGGCCTTGCTTATGGAAAACAAGCTGGAAAAGGAAATGACTTAGGCAATATTTTAAGTGGTGGCCTAGGGCTTTTAGGCAGCTTCTTTGGTTTATAAGGATTAATTATGGATATCCCATTACCGAGAGTAATTCCAGACGCAACGCCAGGTGGTAGCGTCACAGCAGGATTGAATGCGATAAATTCTTTGGCAGATGCCATGGCAATGCGCAAATATAATGAAATCAAAAGCGATTGGGCCCCTGTTACTTTGCCAGCCGAAGCCGCCTCTAAACTTGCCTATGCAAATCTAATGGGCCCACAGTTTTTAGCTAAAGCTATGAATAATCCTGCGTTTATGGGGAACTTGACTGAATCTCAAAGACAAATGGTTAATGCTTTGGTGCGTGATGCTGCAACAGCACCAACAGGCATTAATGCACTTAATCAATTACCTCAAGCGCCCGGGGTTGGGCAGCCTTCAACAAATGCATTTTCTAGAAAGATGCAAGAAGGATTGCACAAAATTATGAATATATTTGGAAGGGGCAGCAGCCAACAAGAAATGCCTTTAGGCAGCCCCTCTCCTAATGCCATGCAATTAGAGATGACTGGTGGCCAACAAAGTGCGCCTCAAAATTCGCCACAAAATATGCCAGTTCCAGCAGATGGAATTAATCATGATATAGACGCTCGCTTTTTAGATTACATGAATACCCCCGAAGGCAAAAAGGAATTGGCCAAACAATCCGCTATTGAACAAACGCAAGGCGAGCCTACTTATGTAGAAAAAGCAGCTGATTATGAAGGCAACTTAGCTCAAGGCAAAGAACGCGGCAAGATTAGAGCTACTAGTGAAAAAGAATTAGACCAAGAATATCAACAGGCTTTACAAGTTAAGCAGCCAATTGATTTAGTAGGTAAGATAATTTCTATGCCTAAATTCCAAAATCTAAGAAATATTCCTGGATTTCAAAAGCTTCAAATGAATGGCAAAGCAACCTTTGGAACGCCTGAAGAGAAGAAGTTAATTGGTGAATTCCAGGCTGCTGCTAGACAGGTTGTTGCTGCAACAGTCAAAGGTTTTGGGGGTCGTATTCTTGCTAGTGAAATACCATTATCTGAAAGCATGAAGCTGAGCGACAATGATTCTATTGAGTCTATGCTAGGTAAATATCCTGTCATAAAAGCATTTAATGAGATGACTTTGCAGCGCTCTAGGATTGCATCGGATTTGATGAAAAAACAACATTTAGATAAAGGTGAGGCCTTAGAACAAGCGGATAAAATGGTGGATGGAGAGGCTATTAGAAGGAAGGCTGAGAATGCGCTAGAGCCTCCAATTACTGAAGAAGACATAACTACCACCATGAGAGAAACAGGAATGAGCCGCCCGCAAATCTTGCTGCGATTGAAAAATGAAGGTAGATATAATGGGTAGAAATCTATTTCCTAACGATCAACAAACTTTAAATACTCCAAGAACTGGGCGTAATTTATTTGCCAATGATCAGCCAGAAGAAGATAGAAGTTTTTTATCTAAGTTACCTGGAAATATTGCAACTGGAGCATTTCATGCAGGCCGAAGGGCACATAATCTCCCTCACGATATAGCTGAATCTTTTGAAAGTTCTACTGGAGGCTTAAGCGACATGATAAATAAAGAGCTTCCAGTAGCTCCTAGAAATGGCCCTCCTATATCTAGCTATTTGCCTTATGATACTCAAGATTATAGTGATTTATTTGGAGCGCAAGGAAATAATACTTTTGCTGATAAAGCTATTCAAAAAGGTATAGAATATGCTCCTGAATTATTGGCTGGAGCTAATGCGCTTAGAAACATAATTTCTCATCTGACAAGAAGAGGCGCATCTAAATCATTAAGAGCTGCTAAAGATATGGGGATTAATCGTAATATGGGTGCTTTAGATATTAATCCTGAGCTAATTGAAGATTTACGCCAATATTTACCAAATACACTACCATATAGAAATTTAATAGAGAAAGCTAAGACGTCTAAAAATAATGTTTTTAGTACTTATTATCATGGTCATCATGAACCTTTAACTGAATTTGCTGATGAAACCAAATTATATCCAGACTCAGAGTTTGGAAAAGGATTTTGGACGTCTACGAATAAAGAAGTAGCCCAAGATTATGGAAAAAATTTGCATGAAGTTAAAGGAGATTATAAAGTATTTGATGTTAATAGTAGTCATGATAAAGAATTGCTAGATTTATATAAAAATGTGCAAGAAAAAAAGTTATTTCATGAGGGCAAGAAAAAAACCGCAAGATTTCCTTCAGAGAAAGAAATTCAAGAAGCTAATGAAGCAGTTAAAAAATTTAGAGAAGCTGTTAAATCTAAAGGATATGAAGGCATTCAGAGATTAGAATATCCTTCAAACGAACCAGAGGTTATGTTTTTTGAGAAGCCTTCTTCTTCAGCACCAAAAGCAAAGACTAATAATTATCAAGATTTATTTAATTTACAATCAGATGTTGGCAAACATTCCGCTGAATATGCAAGAGATTTATTTTCATCCGCGAATCGCGCTCATGGCAAGGAAGGCTTTCAAGCAAGAAATAGATTATTAGATGCTATCCATGAAGATTTAAATCAAAAAGGTCATGAAGATATATCAAATTTATTGAGAAAAGGTCAAAATGAATATAGAAGATATATCAAATTTAAACCATATAGAAATATGTTGGCTATGGGCGCGGCAGCATATGCTTTACCTAAAAATGCTTTAACAAATTTAGTGAAAAAAATGATTCTTCACAAGAATGATTAATAATTGATGTCTTTATTGATAAAGATTTGAATGACGTTATAGAAAATAACGCAAAAGATTAAAAAATGTAACATTATAAGTTCGAGGTTGGTTGAGGTTGGCAAATTATAAAGCATCATTAGAACAAAAAACAAGCATTAGAGCTAAATGACTTGGCAATAATGTAAGATAAAGTAAATTTCACAAGGAATGTGAAGCATGACAATAACATATTCATTAGCAGCAGATCCATTTTGGTTCGCAGTCAATCTTGTCGGAACCGCTGCTGGTGGCGCACAGATGTTTACTAAGAGGTCTTTAGATAAAACACAAGATAAAGCCGTATATATGGATGCTGGTGGAAATGAGGCCTGGACTAATCCCGTTCCATTTGACTTAAATGGTGTAAAAGGCCCTTTTTATTGGCAGATGGATAGTAATGACCCATCAGATACATATTATGTTTATATTGAAGATGCAGCAGGCACATTGCTTTGGTCAATAGATAATTTTACAGGCGGTGGCGGTGGTGGCGGCGGGAGTAATGTTACAACTTATATCCCCCTTACAAACTATATTGCCAATAATCAATTCATTAATCATATAGATGATACGGCAAGCCCTGCAAATGCCACTAATTTAGTTATCTGTCCATCAAATCATAAAGGCTTTACTCCAGCCGCCATAAATCCCATAGTTGGCACATATGGCGTTATTGGGCCAGATATTAGGTTTGTTAAAAATTCATTGGCTAATACAGACCAAATAACCTTTCCATTATTTGCATTAGCAAGTGCTCCATTGACTGGCGATGTTACGCCTACTAATTATGTACGATATCAATGCACTACCGGTAACGCTGGTGAGGTTTATAAAGCATTTCAATTTCCAATTACTCAAAAAGTAAAGAATCTCTCCAATCAAGCAATGACTTTTAAGATATGGGCCGCAGTTACCGCAACCCCTGTTACATTAACCGTTTATGTTAGGCAATATTTTGGCTCTGGAACTGCTGCTAGTGCTGAAGTTCTGCAATCAATTGGAACAATAACTCTGTCTACAACGTGGACACAAGCTAATATACAATTCACAGTTCCTGATGTTTCTGGAAAGTCTATTGGCAATGTAGGTCAGCAAACAGACGATGATGCTATGTATATCCAGCTTGGAATGCCATTAAATGCTGCATGTGATGTTTTATTTACAAAACCAAAGCTTTATTTAGGAACTATTAATCCAAGCTTAGAATTTGATGATTACGACCAAATACAATCTATTACTGAAACTGCGAGAACCGCTGATATTAAATCTAGTCTATTGCCAACATATACACCTGATTGGCTTCCACTGAATGACGGCACTATTGGACAGACAGGCTCTGGAGCTTCATTGCGTGCTAATCAAGATACATTTCAGTTGTATACAACACTTTATACAGGCGTTAATAATACCTATTGTCCAGTATCAGGAGGTCGAACTGGTTCTGGAGCTACAATGACAGAGGCTATTACAGATTTTCTTGCTGGCAAAACTCTTAAACTTCCCTTATTCCAAGGAAGAGTTCAGGGGAATACTGGTCAAGGAGCGGGGTTATCTAATCGAGTTCCAGGCGAAACAGATGGTAGTCAGACAGTGGACTTAAATGGTGGAGCTGGAACGTTACCTAATAATGGTGCGTTTGGTTACACAAATATGCAACCTACGACATTCATGAACTTTTATATTAAACTTTAGATAAGGAAATAAAATGGCCGTACAATTAAGTATTGTCCCAGCCTTAGACCCAAATGCTTATACGGGCCCTACGAGAGTTATGGCGGGCGTTGCAAGAACAGGTAATGTTACTACCGATACATATTATGGAGCGAATAGCTCTGTTGAATTCGCGCGCTGGCTATATGTTGGCGTGTCAGGTAACGTCTCATATACAAAATGGGACGGTACAGATCAGACTCTAACTGGACTCGCTGCTGGTGTTTGGCATCCTATATTCTCTATAAAAGTAAATAGTGCCTCAACAACTGCAACTAGTATAGTTTGGGGAAGTTAGCTAACTTCATAGTAATTACTAAAATTTAAAAAGGAATTTAAATGACTACTTCACAATCTCAATATGTTATAAGCCCTTGGCTGACCCCAGTAAGGCTTGTTTCAACATCAAACGTGGCAGGTACATATTATAATGGCCCTAATAACAATGGTGTTGGTGCAACTTTAACAATTGCAGCGACTTCTTTAACTATTGACAGCGTTGTTGCTAATGTTGGGGATAGAATTTTACTTCAAGACCAAACAGCAGCCTTTCAAAATGGTATTTATATTGTATTAAGCATTGGTGCAACAGTTGTATTGCAGCGCGCTGAAGATATGCAAAATATAGAGCAAATGAAAGCTGGATTCTATATTTTTGTAGGCGCAGGTTCTGTTCAAGCAGGCGATGCATTCACTTTAATTGAACCATTACCCCAAAATATTGGCGTGGATGCAATTACCTTTAGTGGTGTTCCGGCTGGTGGTAGTGTTGACTTTTCAGGTGGCCCATCTACAGATAACGCCATCCCTGTGTTTTCAGATACAGCAGGTAATATCAAGGCTCAAACTACAACAGGGACCCTTGGTTTTGGCTTAACTGCTGCTACAGGTAATATCGTAGCTACAACTGGTAACTTGGTAGCAGGTTCTTCAGGTCATGCAGGAACTTTGTCCTCATTTCCTGGAACAGCTACAGAAGGTGAATTAATAGTTGCCGCTGTTTCAAATGCTGGCGGTAACTTTAATACTACTATTAGCAATGCCTCTTCAGTAGGTCAGGCACAAGTTATTTCAATTCCTGATTCTGGAGCTAGTACTGCTAACTTCTTGCTAGACAAAGGAACTGCGGCTACTGCTACTATCACCAAGATTAGTACTGGCGCCACACCCGTTGCCTTAGTAGACCCAGGTAGTTGCACAATTACTGCTGCCGCAGGAGCTTCAAATACTGCTACGGTTACAATTCAGCTTAAAGATGGTTCAGGCACTAACATTAACTATATAGCCCCATTTAAAGTTTATGCTTCTTCTGCATCAAACGGCTTAACCTTAGCTTCTGCTGCATCAACTGGTTTTTCAGTTGCAAGCGGTGGATTAGGCTTAGCTAATGGAACGGCTATTACTACCCAGCTTAGCTGTATGTCAAGCGCTACTGGTGGCTGCGTCTTAAGTTTATTAGACACTGGCAAACAAACTAGCTATCTAGTCTTGGTTGTAGAAGGCGGCATTAAAATTTCAGCTCAGCTTTCAGCTGGAAGTTATGGTTAATAGTAAAATATAAATCAGTGGGGAAGAAATATCCCCACAATTTAAAAGGATTTAAAAATGATTTATGGCGGATTAGTCGTAATAATTGCTTATGCTGGAGAAGTATTTCAAGAAGACTATTTTCTCCTTTTAGACAATACGCCTTTTCTTCTTCTAGATGGTGAGTATTTACTCTTATTGTAAAGGATTACAAATGTCAAAAAATATATTTCAAGTCTTTACGGCAAATCCTATTACATCTAATGCAAACACAGACTTAATGTATTTTGGACAATCTCCCTATGGCGCTGGAGATGATGCCGCAATGACATTTGCAAATTTCAAATCGCAATTTGGAGCTCCTTATACAGCATCAGCGCTAACAGAAGTCAATGATACAAACGTTACCTTAACCTTAGGTGGAACTCCCGCAACATCACTTTTAGAACCAGTTTCTTTAACTATGGGATGGGCAGGACAGCTCTCACCTGCTCGTGGTGGCACAGGCGTTAATAATGCAACAAACACATTAACCCTTGCAGGAAATCTAGCTACATCAGGCGCATTTGCTTCAACGTTTACAATGACAGGCCCTACAACTGTCACATTTCCAACAAGCGGCACATTATTGACATCTGCTGGAGCCGTAACAAGTATTTCAGGTACTTCGAATCAAATTAGTGCCTCGGCGTCGACAGGGGCTGTAACTTTATCAATTTCTAATAATCCAATATTGCCTGGAACAGGTGGCACAACATTGCCTACAGGTAATACAGCTGCTAGAGCTGGTGGCGCTGGAACTATGAGATTCAATAGTCAGACTTCTGTTTTCGAGGGTACTGTTGATGGCTCTACTTGGGCTGCATTTGAAACAGCTTTAACAGGGGTTCTTACAGTATCAGGAACTTTAAATAGAATTACCTCTACAGGAGGGGTTACTCCAGTTATCGATATTTCCGCTTCTTATGTCGGTCAGTCTTCTATAACAACTCTAGGAACTATCGGTACAGGGGTTTGGAATGGAACGGTTATTACTGGTACTTATGGAGGAACTGGAGTAAATAATGGTGCTAGCACCATTACACTAGGTGGCAGCTTAACTACATCTGGAGCCTTTGCTAGTACATTTACAATGACAAATACTACAAATGTTACTTTTCCGACTTCTGGTACTTTAGCTACAACAAGTCAGATCCCATCAGGAGCAGCCCTTACAAAAACCGATGATACAAACGTTACTTTAACGCTTGGCGGAAGCCCAACTACGGCGCTAGTGAATGCTGCGTCAATTACAGCTGGATGGACAGGGACTTTGGCTCTTACTAGAGGAGGCACAGCCGCAAGCCTTACAGCTAGCAATGGGGGGATTATTTATAGTACCGCTTCTACTTTAGCCGTTTTAGGTGGAACGTCTACAGCCAATCAACTATTGGTTTCTGGTGCAAGCACTACGCCAGCTTGGACTACGTCAACTTATCCTACTACAAATGCGGCCAATACTCTTTTATATGCTTCAAGCGCAAATACAATGGCAGCTCTTGCTACTGCTAATAGTTCAGGATTATTAACAAATGGCTCAGGCGTTCCGGGGTGGGTAACAGCGACGGGGACCGGATCTCCCGTATTATCAGCATCACCAACATTTACTGGGACACCATTAATTGGAGCCTCTCCTTATTCTGTTGGAATTATAACTCCGTGGGTGGCTTACACGCCAACCTTTACTGGATTTGGCACTGTTTCAGCCGTACAAATATGGTCAAGTCGGGTTGGAAATAGTTTGCATATTAGGGGAGTGTTTACCTCCGGAACAGCTACGGCTGTGGAAGCTAGAATGACATTAGGATTTAACGGAAGCAATTCTAACGTAACGTCTTCTAGCACATTGATTACAAACATTCAGGCGGCCGGCGGTTGCAGTTATTCTCAAACTGGGGTGGGACAAGTATCGGCTTTAATTGAATCAAACACAGGATATATTACATTTAGTCTACAAAATAATACTAATGGTGGCCTCACAAAAGCCACTGGTTCTAATTTATTGGCTAACGGTAATAGTATGTCAATACTTGCCGAGATTCCAATAGACACTTGGCCATAAAATATTAATAATTTAAAAGGATTTAAATTATGGGCGTTAAAATATCTGCATTACCACCAGTAGTAACTCCATCTCTTACAGATGTATTTCCAATAGTGCAATCGGGTGTTACATACAAAGAAAGCGGAACTCAGTTATCATCACTTTTTGCTACGGCTGGCGCAAATACAAACATTACCTCTTTAGGAGGATTAACAACACCTCTAAGTGTTCCGCAGGGAGGAACAGGGGCAGCTACATTTACGCCCTATGCTGTGGTTGTAGGGGGGACTTCAACTGTTAATCCGCTGCAATCTGTCGCCTCTGTTGGGACGACAGGATATGTTTTAACATCAAATGGAGCTGGTGCTAACCCAACTTTTCAAGCAAGCGCCTCTAACGCCTCTGCATGGGTTGCCTATACGCCGACATTTACTGGATTTGGTATCGTTAGCAATGTTCAAATATGGTCAAGACAACAAGGTGATACATTGCAAATTAGAGGTAGATTTGATTCAGGCACATCAACGGGAGTTGAGGCGCAAATGACATTGGGGTTTAATGGTACTAATGCAAATATTACTTCTTCTTCGACTCTTATAACAGATATTCAGATGGCAGGACCCGGAACTATTGATGCAGGGGCTTCAGCTAATTATATAATCTTGATCGAAGCAAACACAGGATATGTAACTTTCGGGATTCAAAACTCAACTCGAGGAGGTTTGACGAAGTGCAATGGAAGTACTTTGGTAAGTAATGGCAATACTCTTGGCTTTGTTTGCGATATCCCTTGCGATACTTTTCCATAAGTTTAAGAAGCAATTTGTAATTCATAGCCCCTACTTTTGCGGCGCTTAATCATTTGATTGATATATCCTTGGACTTCTTCGGCTGATTGAACGGATATAGATTTCTTTCCGCCGCGGTTTGTAATACAGCTACCCCAACGATAATTAAGAATAATATTGTTTTTAGCATTCTTTTGTACCGAAATTGTGTAGTAACGTGCTTTTTCTTTATTAAGCCATTTATAAAATTTCATCATAGTATTCGAGCATCTCTTCAATCGTTTCGTTTAATTCATTGTATTCTTCCTCATCCATGAAAAATGTTGGGTCTTGAACGTCCACTTCGTGACCCTCTACATAAAATCTCAAATTAATCTCTGCGTGTAAAAGTTAGGCATCTTACAAAACTGTGATCTTCAGTGCAAGCGAAAAGTCAAAGGTACACAATCACCCTAAAATTGCGTGAGTTAGTTACCTAATAACGTAATTGTGTCATCGTTTGTGTCATATTATGACAAAACCCAGATATCCCAGCCTGGGTTTTCTGGGTTTTTTTGTAATAGTTACACTCCCTTAATTTTTCTTGAAATAAAATTCGCTTTATTCGCTCAAAAGCGAATTATACCGAATTTTTACAATATGGTTTAAAATAACACCGAATATCGGTATAAATATTAATCAAATTGTTGCCCATATTTTGTGCTGATTATAGTCTGGTCTTGGAGTATTTTATCAATGCAGGTTGTTAGTATTATGATCTAAAATAGACTTAAGTCTGGTTATTACTATAATCAGACCGTAGGTAATAAGTGTAGTTAATGTAGTCAACGTTAGATAATTGCTGTAATATTGCACATCTACCGGAGCTTCATTAATGAAAGTACAAAAAATCAAACTCAGCTCATACGATTTCAGTTGGCTAGTTTTGGATAATAACTATCTGCCAATTAAGCCCATCACTGAATACCATTTCATTTTATTTAATGCTCCATACTAATGAGTTTATTAAAAGCCTCATCTGGAACTAAGGGCTTTTGGCAATAACATTTCTTGCAATAGATTACAGGGGAATATATGGAACCAAAACCAACACCCCAATCATGTTCACAATAATTATCCAGCATAGATATAAGCTTGGATATTATCGCATTGCATTTATCGATATATTGAAGACTTAAGGATGTTCTATCGGATAAATATTCAACTCCGTTTTTTAATGTTATTAACTCTTCTTTTGTAAAGTCATTCATGCCCATATACTCTTATTACACGACTGACACTTAACGTCATTGCCATTGGAGCTTATATAAACTGCCCATCTATGTTCGCAGTAGCCGTCAATCATGGATTGGATTTTGCCTTTTAATTTTTCTGGTCTATCACAGGGCAAAATAGTTGCGTCTCGCCATAATATACCTTCAAGAATTATTTGTAGCTCTTCTTTTGTAAAATCGTTCATTTTATTAATAACATTAATAAAGAATGAATGCCTAAAGTAAATAAGCCACAGAAAAGGCTCGGCAATTGCCATTTGTGCCCGACCGCTATTCCTATGCCCAAGGCAGCCGAAGCCAAATAAAACTCATGCATAAATATAAGTCCTTGATTTGAAATAAAATAAGCATACTAAATAAAATTTAAGCATCTTTATATAGTGGTTGATGGTAATTTTTGATATTCTACTTTTTTTTAAAACTTAAGGAAATGAAAATGCCAGGTAATGAAAAACCAAAAACAGTTGAAGTTATAACAGATTATATCTGTCCTATTTCTAATAAACTGATAGGCGATATAGTAGAACCAGTATTAACACCTTCTGGTCATATTTATGAAAAAGCTGACCTCTTTGCTTGGCTTAAGAAAAGCGGAAACAAAGACCCTTATGATGTAACTAAGACCCTTACAGTAGAAATGCTCATTCCAAATTTCGCTATTAAAGAGATTGCTAGTAGTTATGGGAACTTAAAAAAAGAGGTTGCAACTCTTAAAACTGAGGCATCAGAGACCCAACTATTATTACTAGCAGTTTTAGAACAAAATAAATTACTTAAAAAGCAACTTGTAAGAGCTGCTTGGAATGAGCATGGCAAAGCTATTGATAAAAAATTAGATAAAACATGGGGCCAAGACCCAGCAAGACAGGCTTTATTGAAACACTATAAAGCAGCCGTATTAGACTCAGAAGATGAACTACAATTTCAAGGCGCCGTACAAAATACCGAAGTATTTAAAATGCCAGATTATTCTAAGCGCAGATGGTTTACAATGTTTGGCGGTACAGGTGACACAGCTAAGGTCGCCGTTGAATTTGAATCTAACGTAACTAAAAGCAAGGGATGGTAACCAATGTCAGAACAAGCAGAAGAACAGCCAGAGATTGTAACTTACAAAATAGTAGCTTTTAAAGAGCTTCATGATGATATTGCTGGGGTAAGGAAACAGCTCGCAGAAATGAGAGCTCAGATGATAGAGTGCTTAAAGACCGGCCCTAAACCTATAAAAGCTCAAAAAGATGAAGAGATAATTAAGCTCAAACAAGAAATTGTCGAGCTTAAGAAAGAAAATGCTAGTTTGAAGCAACAATTATCTGAACTTTGGGATAAATTTAAAATAGCGGTTGGTGAAAAGACTGCTTCGGCAAGTAAAGCATTTAGTTCTTTATTTTCTAAAAACAAAAAAGTTAAAGCAGAAACTTCTGAAGCAGAAAGCTCTAATAGTCTTTCTATGTAATCTATGTAGACCATATTGTTGGCATCGGCAATATGGTCTCCTATAAATCTACCCTGCTACTTTTGCTCATGGACATTGCGGAAGCATTTTCTTCAGCATGCTTTTCAATGCAATCATAGCAACCAAGCAATATGTCTTGGTTTAAGAATGAAGCGAACATTAAAGCGCCGTTCTTTTTATCTGTAATCCACATCTTTTCTTTGCACTTAGGGCAATCTATTAACTCTGCATGGGATTGGTCTTTTAAAGGCTCAGGATATCTTGATAAAGGAGGGCAAGGCATAATGATTAGTCTTTTGGATTTATTCATATCTTTTCTTATTCTATTCTGAATGGAATTGGCTTTGTAGTTTCTTCTTGTAGTTCGTAGTTATAATCTTTTTCATAATTTATTAACGCATTGCCATAGCAGGTTCCTTCGCCTCCAGAAACGGCAAAAGAATTGTCTTGGCGCTCTTTAAGCATAATTATATTAGATTGCAAAATAGAATTCCCCATATAAACGCCATATTGCGAATTACAAAATACATTATTTGTAATTAAATGACTTTTTCCAACGGCCCATAAAGAATAACTGTTTAGATCAAACTGCTCATTAAGAACAGTGTTAGATGAAATCATACAACTTTTACTGTCATGGCCCAAAAGGATAGCGACTCCTTCACCTATTATATCTTTCGATACATTTTGTCTATAAATATCACGGATAATATTTGAACTTATAACAGCATTGCTTGCATCAGTAGAATTTATTCCTATAGCATAGCCTTCGCTTTCATGGCCTCCAATGTATCTAATGTCACAGTTTTTAATTGATGGGAAAGAGCCACCTATATTCATTCCTACTAAAGAACATTCATGTACTGCGATTAAAAGAGCTGAAAAGTTTTTACTGTAAGGAGCATGCACCCCAAATGATGATCCCATAATTCGACCATTTAAAATAAAGGTGTTAGTTTGTTCTGGGGCAAAAATTCCATAAGTAGTTATAGATTTGTTTTTATATTGTGTTAAAACACTATACTTGTTTAGGTCTAAAGTTACATTGTTACATTCAATTTTAATAGCATAAATGTCTTTTGAAATAAAATCTCGCTCTAAAAAATAATAACCTGGCTTATCTATTAGGCCATGCTTTGGGACGGGGATGTACTTTGTCTTATTCATTAAGCGGCCTTAGTCCTGAAGTCTTTTTTATTAGATAATCTCTCATATGTTCGTAGTCGCAAAAATGCAGCGTTCTATTTAAAGCCTCAATTTGCGAGTCAACATAAGAAACATACCAGCCA